GATCCCATGAGCGTGTACGCCCACGTCGTGACGTCGCCAGCGTCCACGGTCCAGGTCATCGTCGTAAAGCCAGTGAAATCGCCTGGCGTGAACGGGACATTGTACGGATCGCCTAATGCCGTGACCGTTCGCCCGCGCTCGAAGATCGCCCCGGTCGCGTGGATGATCTTGTGTCGATTGTCTGATTCGTGTTCCTGATGGAAGGCCGACATCACGGAGGCGCCCATGCGCTTCATGGCCTCGGCTGATCCTGGGCCGGCCTCGGCTCGAATCTGCTCAAGGAACGTTGCGTCAGCCTTCATTAGATGTTGCTCTCATGTGGAGCAATCTTGACCACTAAGCGATCGTGATTCCATGCGGTGGTTTGCGAAGCAGCCTCATCGAGCGTCCACTGATAGAACTGGAACCCAGAGAGCGTGAGATCTTCCATGCGATTAAGCACGCGCGTCTCGCTCGCCGCACTGGATGTCAGGAGCGCCGTATCTGACTTTCCAGTCGCTAGGCCGAAATCTGGTGTCACAGTACACCGAATCGTCACGCCAGTGGCCGCGACAGAGAGCAACTGGGCATCGCTGACATAACCTTGCGTAGCCGGCCCTCCTACTTCGTAAGCCTTAGTCGTGACTGATGGCGCGAAGTCAGCGCCTTGATCTTTGGTTCCTGTATCGCCCTTAACGAGCTGCGCTTGATTCGCTCCGAAATCGGCGCCGCCGTAGTACGGCTTGAGATCTAAACTCATCGACGCACCGAGTGTGTTTGAAAATAACACCGCGGCGGTTATGCAAGGATACAGCCCAGTCTGTATGTGAGGATCACGACTCCACGCATCGTGCGTCACGTCATACCTATAGGTGTCAGGTTGCGTGAGCGATGACGACGCCCAAAAAAACAGTATTTGTCGCTTGGCTTGGTAATACACGACTCTCGCAGAGACGGCGTAATCCCCAAGTTGCAAGGTTCCTCTAGGCCCAGTGATGTAGTCTTCCACTCCGTAGCCGAGGTATTCCAGACCGTTCGCGCCCCATCGATACGGGCCACGCGACGATACGAAGTACAACGCTGGCCGCCCGTCTCGATCTTCACCGCGACAGATGGACGCCTGGTTCATGGCCCCAACCGTCTTGGAGATCGCGTCGGCTCTATACGGTTGGGACACATTCCCAGTTGGGACCAATTGCCAGATTTGCTTCTCTTTGAACGCAAAGAAGTTTCCGTCAATCGGCCCAGCGAGCCCAGTCGGTACACCTGAATCGGCTTCGTCCAGGTCTATGTAATAGTTCGTGGTGGTATCGATGCGTTCTTCGTCGCTGACATCTGACGAGCCGATGACCGCGCTGATCTCAATCCGACTCTGCTTGTCGGCGGCGGTGTACGACCCCATGCCCAAGATTCTGTTCTGGTCAGCCGCCACGAACCGATACGGCTTCTGGAGCGTGTAGAACCCTGTGGCCGCTGAAAGCGGATTCGTGTTGTACGTCGTCGTCGCGGCCGAGTCGGCGTAGGTCGTGGTCCCTATTACCACCGTCGCAATACGGTAGAACGTCACGTTATCGATCGAGGCTTCGACTTCCCAGTGCGTCTCTCCCTCATTGATGACTGTAGCTTGCGTCACGGTCGCATTCAGGTTCGCACCTGATGGCGTAAACGCCACTGACGCTGATGGCTCAGATCGACCGAGCGTGATGCCGCCAGACTGCCGCGTGCTCCGTTGTCGGTAGTAGCGCAGGACGGCCGCATAGGCGCCGCCACCACCACCGTCAGCGGCGGTTGGAGCGCCAGTAGCGGCAAGTCCTGTGCGCCGAATCGTGGACCCATCCCAGCAGTGCATCCGCGCCGTTGCAGATCCGTAGGCAATGAAAAACTTGCCGTTGATGGACGCCGCCGTCGCCGCCTCTGGCGTGGTGGTCAGCGCGTCTTTAATCGTAGGCGTGGCCCATGTTGAGCCGGCCGCGATGCGTCGAATGATATTCGTACTGCTCTGCACGCCCCAGAGTTCTGCGGCGGTATCGTCAATACCAGGGACGTGACGAAAGAGCCCGACCCACCGTTTCGCGCTCACTGATTCAGTGATAACGACTTCTGTACCGCCCCTACGAGTACCTAGGCGTGACTTGTAAAACTCAACGTTGACCGCATCGGCGCATTGATTGTCTTTAATCGCCCACGGCGGATCCTGGCCATTTCTCCCTCCGGTGAGGTCGTCAATGACGAGACGGCCGGCTGTCGCTTTAGCCACGAGGCTTCACGGCTTCCGCAGCGAAGGCGTCTAGGGTGGTTCTGACGGCGGTGGCGTGGTCCGCAAACGCTTGCGCGTGGGCTAGCGCGGCGGCATTCAGAGCAGTTCGCTTGTCTTTGATCGCGGTCACCAGCTTCGGATCAACCTTGACGTCATCAAGCGCGATGTCTCCCAAGTGGTCCACCCTCAGGAGTACGGCATCGTCTTGGCGTTCTTCTGAGCCGACGGCGATCATCGTCACGGCCGCCACGGTGCCATCGTCGTTGAGCTTGACGAACTGTTCAAAGTCGCGCGGATCGTGTTTGTCCTTCATCAGTATTCCCAGTAGCCCCAGTCGGACGGATACTGCGTGGACAGGCCAGACAAGCTACTCCGAGCGCGGCGCATCGGTCGCATCGTCGTAATCCTGGCGCCGTCGTTCATCACCCAATCCTCGAGCCGATCGAGTCCCGCGCGATACTCCGAGGCGCACGCTGCATAGCGCGCATCGTTGATGAACAAGCATTCCGCTTGCATCGCGCCATCCACGACGACTTTATGGAAGTCATCCGGGAGCAGCGGTTCATCGAACGCGTTAACGAGGTTGGTAATCGTGCGCGTGAAGTCACAGTAGAGCGTGGCATCCGCTGACGCCATCGGGAACCATTCCACGGCATCGTACCGAGCGAAGGTCTTCCCTGGCTCAATCCGAGCGAGCTCCGTGCCCGCCGCCGCAGCATTAAAGAGGCTGATATAGCCGGCCGCCGTCGCCCCGATATAGAACCGCGTGACTTCGATGTGGTCCGTCCTTACGACGGCTCCGAACTGCACGCGCGTGGCTCCGTTGAGCGCTTTGGTATCGCGGTAGGGATACCCGCCAACTGTGACCGTCTCGATGTAGGCCGTTTGCGTCGTATCGGCGGCTGAGGAACTGACCGCCCAGAGCCCAGAGCCACCAGCAGCCGGCTGGAATTGCACTTCCACATAGCCGGCCGGCGCCCAGCATTCCGGGGCCGCGCTCGAATTGACTTGCGCGGGATCGAGCCGCCGGATGGCTTGGACGGTCGTCTCGTACAACGGGCGGTTGTTGGTGCGGTCAGTGATGCCGTTGATCCGCGAGACGATCGGCGGCAGGCCCGATCGGGCCACGTTCGCCGTCGCGGTAATCGGCGTCACGCTATCCCGCAGACGCAGGAGTCCTGGCTTCGTCAGGATCTCGCGCTGGACGTCGTTCAGGAACCGAGTGAGACGCGTCGTGACGGCGGCGGGCGGAGTGGTCGTGTAGTGGAAGAAACTATACAGATCACTCAGGCAGTCGGTGAGGTTCATTCACCCACCGAAATCGGCAACGCCCCCGCCGCAATCGCCGCCTCTTTCTGGTCTGGCGTCGTGGCCTTCAGATACTGCCGGATCTTGCGCACTTCGACTTTCATCGGCATCACGCTCAGCGCGGGGCTGTCGTCGCGGCCGTATTTCTCGGCGTGATCGTCGTCGGTGAACGCGTCCCGGTCGCCGAGCATCTGACGCAGGTAGACCGTGATGGACGGGAACCGTTGCCGCATTTCATCGGTGAACAGCGGCGACGGCTGTCCGGTATCCTCATCGATCGGGCCGCCCATCGTCATGGAGAGGATGGCGCCGGTCGCGCGGTTCTTCCGGCCTGTGATCAAGACAGGCTGCAACGTGCCGTCCTGGAGTTCCACCATGTAGGCGCCTGGCTCCATCAGGTTCCAGAGCTCCACTTCCTCGCGCGTCAAGGCGTGGCCGGTCGGCGACGATGAATACGGGTGATGCACTTCGCATTTCAGCATCGGCATCGGGAAGTCTTTCTCCCCGCGTGGATTCTGAAACGAGATCCGAGGATGGGACGCGTTGCTTTTCGGCGCCGTCTGCTTGAGCTGCGCCCGCTGGACGTCCTGGTTGCCGGTCTGGATCTTCGCCAGCGCCTCGAGCGCCGCGGCCAGACGTTCCTCGGTGGTTGGTGTGTCAACGGTATCGGTCGGCTTGGCCATACACTCCCTTATTCTGCGGTGAGCGGCATCGACGTATTCAGCGCCGTCAGGATGGCGGCAAGCGCCGTGGCGGCCGTCGAGAGCGCCGCATTGATGTCGGTTATGTTTTGCGCGGAAATCACGTTCTCCGTCACGCCGGACATGACGGTCTGCGTGGCAGTAATCGCGGTGTTCGCCGTCGCATGTTGGGCTCTCACGCTCGCGATGAGGGCCAGACGAGCGGCAATCCTGGCATCTGTTACGGCGCCACCTTTAGCCATGGACGGACCCTTTCTCGCAATACTCCCGCCATAGCATCCGGTACGCCTCTTCAACGCGATCAACGTAGCCCGTCATGATCGGTGACTCGGCGAGTGTTTCTCTGAGCGTGGCTCGGATCGCCGAGAGTCTATGGCGGTCATACGTCACCATCGCCACGGCCTTGTTGACGTAATCCTCCGTCGTCTCGGTCACGAAGTCTGGCAGGCCCATTGTTGTCATAAGTGCCGCGCTGGCCCGCTGGATAATGCGTGGCCCGATTAGCGTGACGGTTGGGACGCCCATCCACGCCGCTTCGAGCGTGGAGATCCCGCCCGTCTGCGGCCACGGATCCAGGCAGATGTCAGCCTCCTGGTAGAGCAACTGGTGCTCACGGTTAGCGGTGGCCGGCAGGAACTTGATTTGCCGGAGGTTGTCCGGCATACAGTCGGCGATAAACGACCGCGCGAGCTGCGAATAGTCGGCGGCCTTGAAAATGATGGTCGAGTCTGGGAGCTTCGTCAGAATCTTGGCGTACGTCTCGAGCACGGACCGATTGAGCTTCAGCGCCCGCTGGTAGACCGCAAAGACTGGCGGTTTCGTCAGACACGGCAACGTGTTGGCGTCTGGCAGATCGGGCCTCGGATTGAAGCTGATCACACTCGGCAGATGGACTACCCGTTCAGGTCCTGGGTAGTTCGCCATTGTGATCGGATCCCCGAACAGCACGTCCATCCCTGGCCAGCCGACGCCCGTCGCGTAGCCCCATCCAGTGATCTGAATAGGCGCAGGCTTGTGCGTGAACGACAGCAGCGCATTCCCTGCCGTGTAGCCTGATAGGTCCACGAGGATGTCAATGCCGTCTGCCTGGATGATCCGCGCGACTTCTGCCGCTGGATGACCGGACACATCGACAAAGGCCGGATGCGTGACCCACATGGCCTTGGTCGTGGCGTCGTACGCGTGTGGCGGAAGCGTCGAATAGAAGACGGGCTCGATCTGGTCGGAGTGGCCGCGGATAATGTGATGGCACCCGAACGCCGAGGAGTGGAAACGCCAATCTCCTCCGATGTACCCGACGCGTAGCCGCTTCTCTGGATCGCGCGTATTCGTATGCGTGGTGCGCGCCTCGTACCGCTGGCGGCCGAACTGCTCCCACCACTGCAGCCGAATCGCGGCGGCGTCGGCATCCGTCGTTGTCGCTTGCGCGTCCATCAGGAAGATCAGATTGACGTAGGCGCTGAAGTTCTGCGGGTTCGCCTCAATCGCTTCTCGGTAGTACGCAATCGCGGCGTCAATTTGTCCGAGCTGTAACGCGGCGTCGGCGAGAGCGTGCGCCATCTGCGGCGGTGTCCACGCCGACGGCAACGACAGACGCAGCCGTCCCTCGATGGCGTCCCAGTCGTTGTGTTCCCACGACAACCGATTGAGATCAACGACAACAGAGACGGGGTTCTCTGGCGTTGGGGTTTCGACGTCCAAAATCACGATCCTTCAAAGAGAGCAGGGAGCCGAGTTGACTCCCTGCCTGTGGTGAGACGCGTCAGGCCCTACGGACTGACCTTGAGATAGATCCAGCAGAACTGGGCCTCAACGCCGGTTTGAGCCGCGTACCCGACGATCTGCTGAGTGAGCAACGTCGCCGCCGTGACGAGTGACGCGCGGCCGGCGGATGTCGCCGTGCCGAGCAGTGACGCGCCGAGCGCCGGCGTTCCGGACATGAAGCAGAGCGCCGGTCCCCACGTCTGGATCCAGCCGTACTGACCAGCCGCGATGATGTAGTGCGCCAGGCCGACGATGATCCCCAGCGCCGTGGATGCCGGCGAGATGATCACGCCGCTGTACTCGTTCATCAACAGCGAGACTGTTCCCGTCGTGGTGATCGCCACGAGCAAGACATCTTCCGGGTTGTACAGGAAGAACCGCCCAGTCGCCCCAGTCGAAACGGCGGCGTGGCTGCTGATCGAGTACATGTAGCCCATGCCGATCCCGGTCGCGATCCCGAGATAGCCATCGGCGTACTGATTCGCCGCGGCGCTGGACGCGCACGTCACATCGACGGCGGTGGTCCCGATGCCGAGTGGGCTGGTCGTGCTCACGACGAGGTTGGCGTGGCCACCGACCAGTGACGGACTCTGCACGAGTGAGCCCGCCACGAGATCGACGGTGCCGGCTTTGGCGTAGCGATAGGCGCGGCCCCCGAAGTTGGTGTAGCCACGCGTTCCGAGCGGGTGGATCTGTGTCGCAGAGGACGTAAAGTTCTGCTGACCGATCTGAACGTCTTGGTTGGATAGATTCATCGTCAGGCTCCTTAATTGGCTGCTGTGACGACGCCAAGGCGCCGCGGGTTGTCGGTGATCAGATTCCCAATCGAGATCACCTTAAACACGTCCCAGAAGCCATCCGCCGGGCGGATCGCCGCTTCCGAGCGCATCCAGTACATGTACACGAACTTGAGATTCCGGTTGTTGAGGATGTAGAGCAGGGACCGCGCGCCATCCGGAGGACACGCCGGGTCATATCCGAATGGGATGTCCTTGAACGCGATGTTCTGCCCCTTGAATCCACGCACCAACTTGTTGTCATCGCCGGTGCGCACAAGCCGTTCGATCGTCGGCGTCAGCGATTCGTAGATCTCGAAGATCGTCTGGGTGCCGATGGCGTACGTGGGGTTCTCTTCACCGATGCCGTTGCTGCACGAGTTGTAGCAGGTGGTCATCGCGCCCAGCAGGTTGTCGCCGGGGTTGGTCGTCTTGGTGCCGGTGACTTGCTGATTCCTGAAGAACGCATACGTGCCACGCGGGATCAGCCCAACGGTGCCGGTCGTCTT